CTGAACATCCAATGTTAGTATGGGATAATACAGACCACATTTATAGATTTAAAGAAATTTTTAGATTATCAATTGGTGATAAACTAATTAGACAAGATGGTGATGGAATAATTGAAGTTCCAATTACAACAATAGATAAAATAACTGAAAGTACAGAAATTGTATCAATCAATGTAGAAGATGTAGATACATACTTAGTAAATGGATATGTAACTCACAACAAAGGAGGAAATACACATACTGATATTACTGCACCAACTAAAGTTCTTGGATTATCTTATTCTTCACCAAATTTAAGTTGGACTGTATATACTGATGCAACTGCATATGATGTACAAGTTGATAATAATTCTGACTTTTCATCACCTGGTGTAGACGAAACTGAATGGAATACAAATAGTATAGATGACTTAGTTGCTTTTGTAGATGGGACATATTCAGTAGGTGCATCTTTACATGCAAGAGTAAGAGCTATAAAAAGTGGATTAGCTGGTGCTTGGTCAGATACACTTTCATTTACACTTTAATATTTTTTACGTTTGATAAAAAATTTAATATTTATATATACAAAAACTTTATAACTTTAATATATCAAAATTATGGCAGACACCATTAAGTTTACAGACGAAGAGTTAGGTAACATTAACCAACTCAGACAACAGATTGGTCAAACTTTTGCACAGATTGGTCAATTACATCTTGAAAAGAAAAGAAGAATCGAAGAGATTGATTCACAACTTTTAGTTTCAGAAGGAAATTACAGACAATTGGTTGAACAAGAAAGTCAATTGTTTACACAATTAAATGAAAAGTATGGAGATGGTAACTTTGACCCAGAAACGGGTATTTTCACACCAACTCCACAAGAACAAGTAGAAGAAAAAGTAGAATCATAGTATTAGATTTTACCTTTTAGATTTTTTGGTTTATACTTATATGTGTATCATTACACTAAATTAGTAATAGGAGTAAAATAAAATGGCAGAAAAAATTGTATCACCTGGTGTATTTACGAGAGAGAATGACTTATCATTTTTACCTCAAGGTATTGGTGAAATTGGAGCAGCTATCATTGGCCCAACTAAAAAAGGCCCTGCATTCGTTCCTACCGTAATAAGCACCCAAGCAGATTTCGATGAAATCTTCGGTACACCTGATGGAACATACTATACAGGATATACCGTACAAAACTACCTGAGAGAGGCTGGAACTGTAACAGTTGTTAGAGTTGGTCACACAGGTGGATATTCAGAAGTTGGCCCTGCGGCTATCGCAATTAGTGGTTCAGATGGAGGACGTGAAATAGTAGGTGTTTTACACACTACACATAGATTTGATTCAGAGACTGGATTAACTGCATCAATCGACACACAAGTTTCCTCATCAGCATTCGCAGTAACGATTAGTGGTTCGGACGCATCATATAACACAAAATTATCAGCATCAGTTCTTTACACTGCTGGAAATGACTTATCAGACGTATTTGGAGAAGCTCCAAGAGGTTCTAAAGGTGCGTATGTATACAAGTACTTCCAACAAGCTGCTTACAATCAGAGAGAGTTTTTATCTGATAGTGGTTCACAGGTAGAGATTATAGATTTAGCTGACCAAGATTTTAGTAATGATGTCCAACACGCCACTACTCCATGGATTCAATCACAATTAATTTCTGGTGAAAGACACAACTTGTTTAAAGTTCATACTTTAGGTGATGGTACGAACTATAACCAAGAATTTAAGATTTCAATCTTTAATGTAAAAGCGGCTGGTACGTCAAACGCTACTGACTACGCAACATTCTCAATTGCAGTAAGAAAGTTTACTGATACTGATAAGAGAAAAGTAGTATTAGAAACATTTAACAATGTTAACTTAGACCCAGCATCTCCTAACTACATCGCAAGAGTTATCGGTGATATGAACATCACAATCGATGCAAATGGTAAGATGAGTATGAATGGTGATTACGCTAACAACTCAAAATACATTAGAGTAGAAGTAGCAGAAGGATTCCCAATCACGGCTGGGCCATTTGCTCACGATAAATATTACAACCCAATCTATGTAGGTAGTTCACTTGAAAGTTTAGTACCTGCAGTATTGTTCTCAACTGGTTCAGGTGACAACAACGGTTCTAAGTCAGTATCATTCTCAGGAATCGATTTAGAATCAGCAGTAGTAAAAGTAGACAACGGAAACTACTTAGCACCAATTCCAGCAAGTGCAACACAAGGTGGTAACACAGTATTCTCATTTGATGCAGATATCAACATTCATAGTAGTGGTTCATCTGCAGCAGGTGTTAGAGATAATATCAACTTTAATTTTGGATTTGAATTAACAGGTTCAAGAGCAACTGACGTTAATAAGAGACAATTTACAGTTGGATTCCAAAATGGATTCGATGGTATCACTCCAACAGTTGAAATCGCAAGAGCTGATTCATCAGCTAACTTCAGTGCTGGTAACTCACAAGGATTTGATTTATCAACATCAACTGCAAGTGGTTCAGTTGCATACGTAAAAGCAATTAACGCAGTATCTAATCCAGATGACTTTGATATCAACTTGGTATCTGCACCTGGTGTTGTTAGAAGACTACACTCTTACGTATTTGACAAGATTGTTGATATGGTAGAAGATAGAAGTGATGCATTCTTCATTGGTGACATTACTGACTACAACGATACTATTGACCAAGCTACAACTCAAGCTGAGTTAGTAGATTCTAACTACGTAGGTGTTTACTACCCATGGGTTAAGACAATCGATAGTAACACTAACAAGTTAACAACTGTACCTCCATCAACATTACTACCTGGAATCTACGCAGCTAACGATAGAGTAGCCGCTGAATGGTTCGCACCAGCTGGTTTAAACAGAGGTGGTATTGTAGGAGCAGTATCAGTACTTAACAGATTGACACACGCGGAAAGAGATACTTTATATGAAGGAAAAGTTAACCCAATCGCTCAGTTCCCAGGAGAAGGAATCGTAGCATTCGGTCAAAAGACTCTTCAAGATAAAGCATCAGCACTTGATAGAATCAACGTAAGAAGATTGTTAATCAAAGTTAAGAAGTTTGTAGCAAGTACTTCAAGATACTTAGTGTTCGAACAAAACACCGCTCAAACAAGAGGAAGATTTATAAACACGGTACAACCTTATTTAGAAGGTGTACAACAAAGACAAGGGTTATATGCATTTAGAGTTGTTATGGACGAATCAAACAACACTCCAGACGTAATCGATAGAAACATCTTAGCAGGTCAGATTTTCTTACAACCAACTAAGACGGCTGAATTCATTGTAATTGACTTCAACATTCTACCGACTGGGGCTTCGTTCTCGGCTTAATGAAAATAAAAAAAGATTATATTTATAATAGTATAATAGGAGAATAAAAAATGGCAGAAGTATTAGAATTTAACGATATGTTTTATACCAACTTCGAACCGAAGATGAAAAACAGATTCATCATGGAAATCGATGGTATCCCTTCATATCTTATCAAAACAGCCAACAGACCTTCAATTCAGTTTGAGGTTGTTACTCTTGACCATATCAATGTTAAGAGAAAACTCAAAGGAAAAGGTGAGTGGCAAGACGTAGAAATTACCCTTTATGACCCAATCGTACCGAGTGGGGCTCAATCTGTAATGGAGTGGGTAAGAACTTCACACGAATCTTTAACAGGTAGAGACGGATATGCAGATTTCTATAAGAAAGATATCAATTTCTATATGTTAGGGCCAGTTGGTGATAAAGTTGAACAATGGACTCTAAAGGGAGCGTTTATCAATAACGCAGTGTTTAATGACGTAGATTGGTCTTCTAATGACCCTGCCGAAATCTCATTGACACTTTCATATGATTACGCAATCTTAGAATTCTAATACTTAAAATTTTATAAAAAGAAGAAGGTTCTCTTAGTGAGAACCTTTTTTTATGCCAACTTTTTAAAAGTTATATATTTATATACGATAAAACATTAAAAAAATGGCAGATTACGAATTTCCAACGGAAGTCATCGAACTTCCCTCAAAAGGATTAGTTTATCCTGAATCAAACCCGTTATCAAAGGGTAGTGTTGAAATCAAGTATATGACCGCAAAAGAGGAAGATATTCTTGCATCACAAAATTTGATAAGAAAGGGGGTGGTACTCGACAAACTGTTTGAATCAGTTTTAGTTTCGAAAGATGTTAAGATTTCTGATATAGTTGTAGGTGATAAGAATGCAATTCTACTTGCAACAAGAATATTAGGATATGGTTCAGACTACCAAGTTGATATCACAGACCCATTTACTGGTGAGAATCAAAGAACAAGTATTGATTTAGCTAAAATCCAAACTAAAGAGATTGATGAATCTTTACTTAATAGAGAAAACAAATACGAATTTGAGTTACCACTTTCAAAAAAGAAGGTAGTATTTAAAATTCTAACTCACAAAGATGAACAAGACATCACCGCTGAAGTTGCGGCATTACAAAGACTACAAAAAGGTAGTGATGTAACTAATGATGTGACTACAAGATTAAAGTATATGATTGTAGAAGTTGATGGAAACTCTGATAGGGGTTACATTAACAAGTTTGTTGTTAACGGATTGTTGGCAAGAGATAGTAGAGCTCTTAGAAATCACGTAAGAGAAATGAGTCCAGATATGGATATGAAGTTTGATTTCACATCAGACCTCACGGGTGAAACGGAGGCACTCGATATTCCCTTTGGGGTTGGGTTTTTTTACCCTTCCGAGTGATTATAGCGTCCAAATGCATACCCAAATTTGGGAAATGGTTAACTATGGTAATGGATTTACTTGGAAAGATGTTTATACCATGCCAATCCATTGGAGACGTTTCTATTTCAAAAAGTTAGTTGAGGCTAAGAAGAAGGAGAAAGAGGAGTACGATAAGGCAAGTAAGAAATCAGGTGGTAGAGGCCCCAACGTGAGAGTGAGGAAGTAAAATTCCTCACTTTTTTTTTGTACTATATTTATATGTGTACAATTATACAAAGGAGAAACGCAGGTCTAAAAAAACTACGAACGAAGGTCTATTCGGTGCAGCAAAGAAATTCTCTGATGCATTCTTCGATGGACTTCAAAAAAATACGGCTGATAAAGTAATCAAAAAAGCTCATTCTGCAAAAATGGACAAGAAAGTAGTTGATACCATGAAAAGAATTGAGAAAGAGAAAAAAGAATTAGATAGATTATTAGGATTGTAAATAAATGGCAGCTTCTGACGAACAAAAAAGTTTAAATAAATTTAAAAAAGTTTTATCCTCCTACCATATTACACTTGTAAAGGTGATACTCCAATCTGTTACCTCAGGGCCCCCCGTTGCAGCCTCAAA